TTAAAAAATAGTATCTAATTTATTGACCAGTTTATCCTCCATATCTTCAGTAGTATGAGAATAGATTTCCAAAGTCATTTTTGCATTTGAGTGCCCAACTCGATCCATTATTGATTTTATTGGGAGGCCAGACTCTGCTAAAAACGAAATATGAGAATGCCTAAAAATATGGCTAGATAAGTTTTTTTCTATTTTGGCCTGTTTTCCATATTTTTTTAATATCTGTATGAAGCAAGCTATTGTTGTAGGTTGATTCCATTTTTCAAAACAGAAAATATAATCATCGCTTGACAATGGCTGGAAACGTTCGCTAAGTCGTACTATTTGTCTTTGAATAGCTTCTATGACACTCTCTGATACTTTGATTGTCCGTATTGAATTTGTAGTCTTTGGTAGCGTCTTGATTTTGTTTACTGAATCAAAATTACCTGTGATCTCAATTTTGTTGTTTTCGAAGTCTATATTCTTCAGTTGTAAGGCAGTTAACTCACCATATCTCATACCAGTTAATGTCAGCACAAGAACCATATCAGCGTACTTTTGGTGATATTCTCGACGATTAAGGACATCGACAAGTGCTTTTATTTCTTGCATGGTGAGAAAGTTGTTACGCTTTTTTTCCAGTTCTTCTAAAGTCTTTGGTTTTTGAGGAATCGTAGTATAATCGACCTCGTTGTTTTCAATGTAAGAGTATTGAACAGCGTAATTAAAGATACCTCTGAGCCTATGCCGTACTTTTTTAGCTGTAATATATCCGTTGCTTTCAATAATTTTTTCAATAGCCTCTTGAAGAAAACGCCTGTCAAGATTAGCAAGTATGGTATCGGATGGTATGACTTCCTTCATCTTCTTATCAACTGATTTACAATTATGTTTTGTTGATTCCTTTACTGTTTGCGCCCATGATTTATAAAAAAGGTTATAGATTTCTTCAAATGTAATGCTTTCTACTTGTTTTGTGCTGAGTTTTTTATTTATCTTCTCTTGTAACAAGATAGCAGCTTGATTTCTTGCCTGGGGAGTTTTCTTCTCCATGGTCACTGAAACTTTTTTTAATTTCTCAGTATAAGGATCTTTGTATCGTTCAAAGAATTTGTATTTTCCGTTGGGAAGTTCTTCCATCCACATTGCGTTTACCTCACTTTTTTGATAAAATGGGTATAGTAAAAAGGGTCATTTAATACCTTTTACTATACATGCTGATCCTCACACTCAAAATTTGGCGATGGCGAGTGTGAGGATTTTTGTTGCTTTTTATTGCTGTTCGTTGTAAAATATGATTAAAGACGTGAAAAGGAGGTTAAAGACATGCTATCATTTATCAAAACTACTAAAAAAGAACTTAAAGATTTCAAAGAAATTCAAAAGGATCTTATAAAAAATTTTGAGGAATTGAAAATGTCGAACTCTTTAAAACACGAAAATCATATTGCTCGCTCCTTAGAAAATAAAGAATGCTTAGAAGCTCAGAAGGAAAGAGTTAGAAGAAGAATATCGAATTTTTACTCGAAGTAAATCGCAATAGGTCTTACGAAACGGTCTCCTTCTTTTGTAATATCAAAAGAATTAGTAACCATATTAATGAACATGCTAGGACCATGTGATAAAATCCGATTTGGGCTTTCGTCAAAATTTGAAAACTCCATATCAGTCTCGATTTCCGCAGCTGCTATACCTAGTATAGTAGCTTTTCTTTTTGAAGCATTTAGTAGAGCTAGTGAACTTTTTGGAATTCTTGTATTCTGTTGTTCACATATGCATAACGATGAGCCAATTTTCAAAATAGAACAATCGCTTAATAACGATTCTACATATTGAGACATTTTGTTGATTCTAATGACGTTAAATATAAAAGAATCTTCAAGAATTTCTTTGATTTCTGCTATTCTAGAAGCATGTTTTTCTTTATTAACTTGAGTAATTTTCTTTAGTTCATTTTCAAGCTTCTTGTATGCTTCTACTTCATCTGGAACGAAGGTCTCTAAAGCACTGATATCCATTGTGTTTTTTAACATAGAAAAATCATAGATTGTTAAATCGTTGATTTCTTCAACAATCTCTCCTTCGGTAACATTCTCAATAGTTTTTATATCATCTTTGATTTTATCAAGAAGGAGATCTAATGAAAAATCATCAATAGCGGTTTCAACTAACTCTCGGTTTCCTGAAGAATATACTAGAGCTGTTTTATCTGCTGTAATTTCTGTGTTTGCTACATTCCCAGAGAAAAGACCAGCTCCGAGTCTGCCACCGGCTGAGTAAGATTCTTGATTTGATGTTTCTTCATGTGTTGCTTGAGAATTACTCTCTTCTGCAATATGTTTTAAAATAAGACCTTGATCAATTTGCGCTAACAATGAGTTGACAAGTTTGGTATCTAAATAAATTATTTCTTTCATATTTTTTTCTCCTTACTTAATTTACTAATGCTAAATACTCTTCTTTAACCATGATTTCATTTGTCATGGTTTTTAGATTGTAGTAAGACATGAATTTGAGGTAATCAAACTCTGTGGGGTCGTCTAAGTTTTCTAGTGCGTCTTTTACGAGATGATGGATCATATTCCTATCAGCTTCGTTTTCACAGCGTAGACGGGCGTTCTGGTACTCTGAGCGTGTGTGGTCTTTGTGTCCAAGTTCGTGTAGGGCGACCTGGATTTGTTGTTCAGGAGTCAAGTTGTGGTCAATAGCGAGTACGTTTGTGTCTGGATTGTAGAAACCGCTACTGTGCCAGTTTGAACCGTCGAAGAGACAAAGTTCTACTTGATATTCTTCGCAGAGTTTAGCGAGTGTCATAGTTCTCCTTTGTTATTTATAAACCTCTCTGCGGTGGGCGATGTCTACGGCTAAGACGACTAGTTTATCGTCTTGGATATCACAGATGATGCGGTAATCGCCAACTCGGTATCGGCAGTAACCTGATAGGTTTCCTTTTAGTAGTTTAGCGTGTTGATAGGGGTTGCTTGTGTTGTCTACGTTTTTTGTCATCCACGAGATGATTTTTCGTCTAGTTGCTCCATCGAGTTTTTTGAGTTGTTTTTGTGCTTTGCTTTCATAGACGAGTCGGTACATTAGGCGATGTCCTCTCTAGTCATTCCAAGACTTTCCAAGAGTTCATCTGTTGTATATGTTTTTGGATTAGGGTCGGCTAGGTACTCCATATAGGCTTGGTCGGCTGCTCGTGCGTCTTCGATATCTTCCATGAGTGCCATGAAGTCGTCAAAATCCATGGTCGTTGTGTCGATACCGTGTTTGTTTAGGTAGTCCGTAATGTAGGAATTTTTTTCTGTGAAGTTGATAGTGATAGTCATTAGCGTTCTCCTTTGCTTTTGAAGTGGGCGGATAGGACGGATGTAATGAAGTCGATATCATCTTCATTTAGTGGTTTCCCGTCAAATAACATGGTGTTGGCTGCTGCTTTGCGTAAGTCTATGATTTGTCCGTTTACTTGGGCAAATTCATCACTCCCAGCGATAGCAGGGTTATCTGTTCGTCCGAGCAGGTAGTCGGTGGATACGTTGAAATAATTAGCAATTTCTGCGATACGTTCAGCGTTTGGCGTAGAATTTTTTATCTTATAGAGTGTATTTCTACCATAACCTAAGTCTTCTTCTACTTGTCCAAGAGCTTTTCCACGCTTTTTTGCCAATTCTTTTATTTTTTCAAATGTCTCAAACATTGTTAAATCAACCTTTCTAAGACATCACAAAAAAAATTTAACAAATTTGGTGTAAAAAGGTTGACTAATTATCCCAAAAGGTGTAAAATGTTTTTTGTAAGTGATAAACAACTAAAAAAACAACTAAGAAATAAATTATAAAAATGTTTTGGCGAACGGTATTTATAGATTTATTGGTGTTTTTATTATGCTTTAATTTTAGCCGATTTGGTGTAAGTTGTCAAGTATAATGCAGAAAAATAGTTACATTTTTAGTTGTTTCTTGTTTACTTGTTCCTTGACAATTGAATAGAGCATGTGAGATAATAAAGGGGAAGTGAAGATGTAGTCTACTACAACTACAAAAAAGCCCCTGCTGATAACCACAAAAGCAAGGGCTTTTTCTAGTCTACGCTAGAAAGGTGGGTTAGTCGCTATTTCTTGTTTAGCCATTTTTCGATGACTATCAGGACGATACCGACCACCAAGGGTAGAATAATATTTGTGAAGATGTAATCTACCATAGGCTCCACCTCCCTTCTAAGGCAGATGTGCCGTCACTATTATACCACATGCTCTATCAGTTAGATAGGGCATTTTTTATTTTTGAAAAAAGGAGGAACGTGTCGATGGTAAGTATTCTTAAAAATTTAGAACAAGAAAAAGACCACCTTGAAAAAATCATTAAGGTAGTCAGCGCTGGTGGTAAATTTCTGAGATTGCCATATCAAAAAAAGTCACGCTCGATTAGTGAGAATCTGAAATTGATTTCTCAAAATCTTGATAAATTGAGCGAGCAAGTTCAACAAACCACGAATCAGCATTCATGATTTCAAGATGACGAAAGAAACCTGTTTTGGTTTCCAGTTCAGAATCGTGTGCATAACGTAATATTTCTCTAGCAAAGATGGTTTCAAAATCAAAATCTTTACCATCATCGTAGATGTCGCGTTTGCTTGCTTTGAGTAAATATTCTTTAAAAGTCATAAGGTTAACTCCTTTCTGCTTATATTATAGCAGAAAAAGAAGAAAGAAAAAGAAAGGAGAAAATATGCCAGATATCGCAAACGGTCGCGAAAGAGTTATTGCTTTCTTGAAAGAGAAAGGCATTAAAAAAGCAACTCTAGCGGTTGCTTACGGCTTTAAACGACAGGAAGTGACAAACATTCTAAGTGGAACGACTAAAGGTCCACGAGCGAACAGTTTCATTCTTCAGGTTATTGAAGATTATGGGATTGAGTAGGAAAGATTTGAGGAGTAGGAAAATGAGACCAAGACGATATCCGTATAGTGGGAAAAAAGAGTCCACCTTTGTAAAGGCAGACCCTGAGTTAGTTGAAAAACTTTTAAGAAACACTAGTTTTCTTGAGCGTTTACAAAAAAAGCATATCGGACAATCGATAGACTTAGTAGCGAGACTTTTTAGACTTGAATCGCAAGTCATTAGTTTAGCTAATCATGAAATGTTTAAAATGCCATCTTCACGTTCTTCAACTGTATAACCAGCACTTATGCATTCTGCAATAATTTCGTCTTTAGGGATAGCATAAAGTGCAGGGTCTACGCAACAAACTTTGAACGATGGATCACTTAGAATATCCTGGATAAAACGATCTAAATCATCCCAGTTGTAGTTAGGATAATTCTTTTGAGGCCTAGGTTGTAAACGAGACATATAGTTTTCCTCCTTTCTATTGGAATTTTGACTAAAACGTGAGAGGTCCTAGTCAAGAGTATTATAGCAATTTAGGAGGATATTACATCAGTCTTGAGACTGATATAGGAGGTTGAATGGAAGATAAAATCATAGAACTTGCTGACTACTTCATCAGCGAGAACACAACGTACAGAGAAGCTAAAATAGCGTGTGAGAAGCTATTGAAACAAGTCAGCCATGAGATAGAACTCAGGGCGATGGAAAGTAGGACAGTCTAGAAGACAACAAAAAGCACCTGACGGCAATCAGGCGCATGACAAAATTATTCAAGAAAATTATAACACGAAAGGAGCAAAAATGGAAGCAGTTGAAATTGTAAGAATTAAAGATGTGATTATTGAAAAAGTCTCTGCTAATGATGAAGAGTTAAAACGTATCTTTGGATGTTCAAAACGACAAGCAGGAGAGCGAAGAAGAGAAATGCAAAAACTCCCTAGTCAGCAAAAACATCTTTTGGATAGTGGACAACTTGTAACGATTAAAGGTTTCTATGAATACTTGCAATATCGTGGAACTAAAGCTTGGAAAAAAGAAATGGAAACAAGCAAGAAAATGAGGTCAGCAGGATGAACCTACTATCAAGAATCAAAAACTATTTTTCGGAAGAGGTCAAAGAAACTAATCTCGACTGGAAAGAGGTCGCTTTAGACCTCAATCAATCACTAATTGAAACACAGGAAAAACTTCAAGAAGCGAATCAAGAAATCGCAGACTTGAAGAAAATCGTAGCAATCTACAAAGAAAAGGAGAAAGAAAAATGATGGAATACATTTACCTGGTAATAATCGTAGGAATTGGACTATGGTCGCTAGTAAATAAACTAGATGACCACGCTGAAATGAAACAAAAAGAGCGCCAGCTGATGGCAAACAATGTCGCACGGATGAATCTGAGAAATTCAGATAAGCAATTTACTTATGATGTAGAACCGCCTGAAGGGTTGAAATAAGGAGGAGAAACATGACTCAAGCGGAACAAATTAGGGAATATTATAGAGAGCACCCTGCTGCCTCATGTGATGAAGTGGCTGAGGTTGTCGGTACAACAAAAAGCAACGTAAGTGCAAACCTGGCCAAAGACATCAAGGCAGGCAGATGCGTTCGCTTGGAAGATAAGTCATACGACTACTCGCCTTACTATAACCATACACAGGCACTCACTGAGTTGGTTGATTGGAAGAATGATACTAGACGTGAGTGGGTGGATATGCTGACAAGAGCAGCAGAAAAAGAAACGGATAGCAATGTTATGCGTTTGTTAATCAAAGAAGCAAATAAATTGATGAAAGAGGTGACGAAGTAGATGGTTCGAAATAAATTGACAGATTTAACCAATACTCTTTTCGCCCAGTTGGAAACATTGGACGATAGGGATCTTACTGCAGATGAATTAAAGACGGAACTCCAACGTTCAAAACAGATGGTCGCAATCTCAGGTCAAATCTTACAAGCAGGTCAATTGGCGCTAGATGCTGAAAAATTCAAAGACAAGGTAGGTGAAGTCAATGCCCCGATCGCTTTGCTGGAAGGATGAGTATACAGAGTACATGCATGAGATATGCCCTGGCCGATTAACTCCTGAAGTAACCAGGTTACTAAATGAGAAATTTGGTACGACCTATACCAAGACTCAAATAGGAGAAGTACGCAGACGTTTAGGGTTACCTGTTGGAAAAGTCTATCAAGGTAAATTGTTGACAAAAGAACAACATGATTACCTTGTGTCAATCCAAAAAAATAAGATTTCTCGCGATGTCGCAAATGAAATGAACCTAAAATTTGGATTATCACTGACTGAGAAACAGATTAAGAGTTATCGAAGAAATAATAATCTACATAGTGGTTTGACAGGAAGATTCGAGAAAGGTCAGACTCCTCACAATAAGGGGAAGAAGTACCCCAATATGCCAAAAAACAGCGGGCAGTTCAAAAAAGGTAATCGACCTCCGAATTATGTACCTGTCGGTACTATCAACTACACAACAGACGGTTATCCAAAAGAAAAGATTGGAGAACCTAATCAATGGGTTTTGAAACACCGCAAGGTTTGGGAGGAACATCACGGGCCAATACCAAAAGGGCATTCGATTGTCTTCTTGGACGGTGATAAAACAAACTATGATATTTCAAACCTGGCATGTTTATCTAAAAACGAAATTGCTAGAATGAATCAAAATCATTTATTTACGTCCAACGCTGATTTAACCAAATCAGGTATTGGACTAACAAAACTCACAAACAAAATCAGAGAGGTAGAAAAAATGGCTAGTTTATACGAACTGACAGGTCAGTTTCTGACAGTTTATCAAATGGATATTGATGACGAAACAAAAACGGACACACTTGAGGCTATCGATTGGCAAGAACAATTCGAACAGAAAGCAGAAGGATATGCCCATGTTATCAAGAATCTAGAAGCCGACGTGGCCATGTACAAGGCTGAGGAAGAGAGCTTCAAAGCCAAGAAACAGGTGGCACAGAAAAAGCTGGATTATGTAAAGGATAACATTATGGCAGCTATGAATGTCACGGGGCAAACCGAAGTTAAGAGTGGTGCCCTGATTATAAAAATTGCTAAGAATCCAGAATCAGTCAAGGTCAACGAAGACGACCTTCCGAAAAAATATTTTACAAAAAAAGTGACGCTTGCGCCGGACAAAAAAACACTCAAAGAGTTGCTTAAATCTGGCAAGAAAGTCAAAGGTGCGGAACTTGTCCGGACAGAAAAGTTGGTGATTAAGTAATGGAATTGATGAATAAAACACGAGTAACAGATTCACTAGCAGTTGTGATTGGACCAGAATCGATTGAAGTACTTGTTACTGAAGGTTTTCTATTTGATGTTGCGATTCGTTTTGTAAAAGTAGACGAAACAAATCTTGATCAAGGAAATGAAAAGCCAGTATTCACTCCGGAATACAAGCTGGTCACAGTTGCTAAATACAAGGAAAAACCTATCTTTGAATCGGAGGAAGATATTCGAAAATTTGAGAAGCAAGCAAAAGAAGTTAAATCGCTATTTGCCTTTGCAAAGGTAAATAAACAAAATTGGTTTAACACTGCCCTTTATCCAGGAGTGCTAACTGAGAAAGTTGGTGTTTGATGAAAATTTTAGCTATTGATCCAAGCAGTAATAAAATTGAAACCAGCACAACAGGAGTTGTCTTGTTGGATAATGCAAGATTAGTTGATAGCTGGGTTGTCTCTTATGGTATGAGAGGTTTCGCTGATTGGTTTCACGAAATCGGAACAAATCTTGAATTCGATGTAGTTATTATTGAAGAATTTAAGGCGAGGGATAACGACAAGTCGAAAGATAATAGCGTGGCAGAAACCATCTCCTATATCCAACTTTGCTATCCAGGTGCCATTCTTCAATTCAATGCAGGTTACAAGTCGGATATTCCAAACGATCTTTTGAAAATCTTAGACCTTTGGAAATTTGAAAAAAGTCATCATCAAGACATTCGAGCAGCAGCAAGACTTGGATTATTTTGGGCAATGAGAAATGATATTGAAGAAGTGATTCATGATATCGGAAAGGTGGTGAGTGAGTATCACAATAACGCTAAGAAAGTGGCAAGCTGAAGCGATTAAAAGAAGTGAACATTTATCTAATGGAATCTTTTTAGAGGCTCTTGGGGGCAGAGGTAAAACGATCTGTGCACTTGCTATTGCAAAACATAAAAAAGCTAAAAAAATCATCATCACAAACAATCGACTAGCTATTCTGAATGGTTGGATAGATGCAGTCAAGTTTATGAATTTTGATAAAGGTGTTGAGATTATTATTCAGACAGATAGATATCTTCAAAATCAAGTCAAAAAGGGGCATAAATTAGATTGTGATGTGCTGATAGTAGACGAATGGCAGAATATGTCTTCTGACAAACAAGTGGCCTTATATCGCAAAATAAAGCGAAAATACACGATAGGTCTTTCAGCGACACCAATTCGGAAAAAAGGACAAAATTTCTATCCGCTTGAAAAAACGGTATTTGGTTGGGCAACCCCAAATAATAAATTTGACTGGCAAAAGACTCATGGAAAAATGGTCTATGATCCATTTAGCTATTCAAAAGAGAAGTGGGAAGATTTTCAAAATTATGAAAGTTATATCTCGAGCTTGCCTAATTTCTTCCGCTGGGAAGAGATTGAAGGAATTGAGAATGCAGTTGAGAATAACGGTTTTGAGATTAAGTTTTACCAAAAGAGAGTCGCCTCTGGCAATCCAGAAAAACTTGCAGAATTTAGAAAACTAAATCTTGTAACAGTGGACGGCAAAACTGCAATGGCCAAGCAATCGTTTGGAAGAAAGACCTTTGAACGCTACCTTAATCAAACAGGCGTAGCAGTCGATTTTCCAAAATTAAAGCCAGTAAATGCGGATACGCCATTGATGTTACAACTTGACGGTTTAATCGAACGAGCACCACACGATATGTTGATTGTCAGTAAATCTAAGCAGATTGTCAACGTCATTAGCGAGCGCCATCCTGAAATTGGAATCTGGACGGGCGATATTCAAGAAGGACTTTATAAGAAATTCGTGGTTGCTACTAGTCAAGTGTTAGGTGTCGGAGTAGACGGCTTGCAACACAAATACCAAACTATTGTCGTATTGGATCCAGTAGAAGAAGGTTCTGGAGAATATGATGATTATCGACAATTGCTCTGGCGCATAACAGGAAGTCGTCAGCAGCATGATGTAAATGTAATTGAATTTTATTATAAAGAAAGTTAAAAAAAAGAGGAAAACAAAATGAATAAAACAACTGAAATGATCGTATTTCGTAGCCGTAAAACTGGAGAATTTCTTAATTCTTACAAGGACAGAAGTTCTTTAGCATTTGCAGCTGACTTTTGCAGCTTGGAATATTGTTTGAAGCTTCCTCGTAAAAAATACGAAGACAACAAAAAGACTTACAAGGCTCTTGCTGCAGCTTTTGACTGTGAAATTGTCGCAGTTGAAGCGGAATACAAATTGACCTATCCGAATGGATCAGAAGTTGAACCTATCAAGCGTGACCGTTCATCAATTGAGGACATGATTAAGGATATTATTGGAGGGGTTCTCTAATGGCATTTACACTTCCAGCAAATAAACCACAAGTTCCTAAAGATACCCCACGAAATTTTTTCATCTACGGTGAAACCATGAGCGGAAAGTCTTATCTTGCAAATGAATTCCCAAATCCAATCGTTTTGAACACAGACGGGAATGCAGAAGCTAACACTGTTCCAAGCATTCAGCTGATCAATGAAAAAGATGACAAGGGACGAATTACCAATTCAGTAATTAAGCAGCTTGGAGATATCTTGCTTGCTCTCCAGACACAGAAGCACTCTTATGAAACAGTCGTTATTGATGTAATTGACGATGTTATTGAAATGATTAAGATTGCAGTTTGTGATGAATTAACCCCAGTTGGTAAACCTCGCTTGAAATCCTTGTCGGAAATTCCATACGGCAAAGGATACGACTTCTTTAACCAAGCTATCACAGAATTAGTCATTGACCTCAAAGCATTGCCAATGAATGTTATTTACATCAGCCGTCAGGTATCTGAATATGATGACAATGGCAATGCCACCAAAGACAAGCCAAGCTTGAAAGATAAGTATGTCAATCTTATAAATGGAAACTCTGATTTGATGATCCACACTGAAAAACTCGGCAACAACTACAACCGTGAGGTTGACCGCAAGCGTAAGACCTATTATGCGGACCAGGTTGATGACAAGGCCATCTTGAAAATCTTGGCAACTATCCGTGGGGCTGTTGAGCCTGCAAAGGGCAAGCTAGCCCCTAAAAAAGAAGCAGCTAAGACAACTAAACCAGCTAAGACCGAAAAAACAAAAGAGGCACCTAAGAAAGAAGTTGACTCTGATGATGAACTATTTTAAGAAATAAAGGAGAATACACATGAGCTTACTAGATATCGCAAAATCAATCAAAAAAGAGGGCTTTGACCCACGCAAAGACAGCGCCAACGGTCCTGCACCAATCCCAGCTGGTACTTATCCAGTAGTCCTGAAGAAAGCAACCTTCAACGTATCGGACAAAGGCTGGGAAAGCCTTGGTTATCAATTTGAAATCCGTGGCGGTGATTACAGTGGACGCTCTGAATTTGCAACATTTGGCACACTGACTGAATGGAACGGTAAGAACCTTGACTGGGCAGTTGAACGCACTATGAAATTCTTTATCAAAGCCTTGGTCCTTGCTGGCGACAGTATGCAAGGAAATGAAGAAGACGGTAAAGCCTTGGAAGAGGCTCTAAAACGTAAGGCAGTTGGCTCTTACTACAACCTTGTTATCTCTGTGACTAAGGGGAAAGATGGCCGTGAGTTCCGAAACTATGACCTTGAAGAAGAAGAAGCACAACCGCTGACTGAAGCTGATATTGATGACGATGACCTCCCTTTTTAAGAAATAACAAGTTCTGGGTCATTGATGAAACTGATGAGGAATTTGGTCCTTTCACGACAGTAGAAGAGGCTTATACAGCTATGCTAACATACTTGGATATGACTGAAGCCGAATATCAGTCAAACTATACGGCCCAGGAACTTGTTTATATTTACAAAGAGGAGAAAAAACCATGCCGTCGATGAAAGAATACGCATTACAGTACCAAAAGTTAGGGTTCTCAGTCATTCCAATCAATCCTAAAAACAAGATGCCTTTGATTGATTTTGCTGATAAGCCAGCCATGACTCCATCTGAGATTGAAAACTTTTGGGACGGCTACCCTAATGCAAACATTGCCCTAAAGACTACCAACTTCTTTGTCATTGATATTGACAAACACGGCAAATCGAATGGTTTTGAATCGCTAAAAAAATGGAAACATCTAAATTTAATCGAACCGACACTGCAAGCTAAGACGGCTAGTGGCGGTAAACATCTATTCTACTTCAAACGAGAAGATGAGCCGATCACTCAGATGATTGGATTCTTGCCTGGTGTTGATATTAAGGCTCACGAAAATAATTATGTGTTAGTCGCACCCTCTGCCACAGATAAAGGGCAGTATGAGTGGGATCTGGAAAAGTCTAAGGAAGGTGGCACGATGGTCACTCCTTCAAAAGATTTAATCCAGTCTATAAAAAAACAGTATGGCGAAACTCACGGTTATAAGTATGATGGTAAGGACGGTCTTAGGGATTTAGTTAGACGTTCACATACTAGAGACCGAACACAGACTACAGATCTCTTTGAAACCATCGCCCTTGGTTTTGGTGATGAAGGTGGACGAAATGACAAACTAGCAAAATTCGTAGGTGGTCTCTTATATCGTGCGGTCGACGATGGTGTAGTTGTTCAACTTGCAAGATTAGCAAATGCAAATAGTCCAAACCCTTTGCCTGAAAAGGAAATGATGCGTACTATTGAAAGTATGATAAAAAAAGATAGGAGGTGATTGTGATTGGTAATGTAGTAAGTATTGACTCACAACCTAAGATGATAACGACTGCCAAGGGAGATATCAAGGCCAACAGTCCAAGTAATGTGTTGATGTCTTTCAAGGCTGATGATCAGTTGAGTATTTACCTAAAGCACAACGATTTTTCCCAAGAGCATGAACTCCTTAAAGATATCAAGATCGGCAACACTCTTTTTAAAAAAGGTGAGCTCCCTTCTAACTTTGATTCAGTCGTAAAAGTTTACTTTGAAAGTGTGTTAGGTGTTGCTTTCTCAAACCAAGCGATGCTTGATGGCATGGAGACTTTCTTTTCAGAAAGATCATACAATCCAGTTATTGAGTATATGGAGAGAGCAACTGAAAAGTGGGACGGCAGAAACCGGATTGACCGCATGCTTCAAGTATATCTCGGCGCTGAAGATATCCCTTTAGTTTCTAAAATCGCTCAAATGTGGCTAGTTGGTGCAGTTGCTAAAGTTTATGATCCATACGTTAAGTTTGACTATGTTCTGGACCTGGTCGGTGGACAAGGAGTTGGGAAAACGTCCCTCCTTCAAAAATTGGGTGGCGAATGGTATACGGATGCCGTAACAGATTTCTCTAATAAAGATAATTACGACATTATGTTAAAGAGTCTAATCGTCAACGACGACGAAATGGTGGCCAGTAATCGGATGAGCTTTGCAGAAACTAAGGCCTTTATTTCTAAAACTAGCCTACGTTATCGTAAACCATACATGAAACGAACAGAAGAATTTGCCAAGAACTTCATCTTAGCCAGGACTACTAATCAAAAAGAATACCTCAAGGACAAAACCGGTGAACGTCGATTTCTCCCGATTATGGCAGATAGTAAACGGCAAAAAAAACATCCAATGGAAATCGATCCTGATACAATCGAACAAATTTGGGGCGAAGCCGTTACAATCTATCGTGCTGGTGCTGATTTGATGTTTGATGAAAATACAGAGGATGAACTGAATATCTACCGTGAACAGTTCATGTATCGTGATGAAGTTGAATTACAAGTGCTTGAATATCTTGATATGCCCGTCCCTGAAAATTGGCAAAACTGGTCTATTCAGCAACAACATCAATACACAAGTAAATATTTCGATAATAGTAGCGACTTTGATCCTGGAAGCAAAAAACTAGATAAGGTCTCAACTCGTGAAATGATGTACAACTTATTTATGAGAAATTCGAATGACAGGAAGCTGTCAACGAAGATTAACATGATCATGGATAATCATCCTGATTGGAAAAAAAGTGTTTTCCGGGCAGGAGGTAAAAGTACAAAAGGGTTCGTAAGAGTGAAGAATTTGGAAAAAACTAATCGGTAGCAATTTAAAAATTATCGGTAGTCATCGGTAGCAGTTGAGGGGGAGATCGGTAGCATTCTACCGATAAAATAGGACATCGGTAGCACATCGGTAGCAGTCTAACCCCTTGATATTACTGACTTTTATTTAATATTTATATATAATGCTACTCTTCTACCTATATTTTTAAAAAAAGTATATAAAATAATAGTAATAATAAAGAAAGCCTATAAAATAGGGATTCTTGAAAAAAAACTTTTTACTTTTTAGAATTTATCGGTAGCACGGTAGCAGTTTAGAAAAAAAGAGGTAAAAATGTCATACACAGTAACACTATATTTTGACAACATGGTAGATGAAACCCACTTTTTTAAGAAAGAAGGTGATGCTGCCAAATGCAAGGCTCAGCTCGAGAGCAAGTATCGAGGTGATCGAATGTATAAAGTTAAGCAGGAGAAATTGGAAGAATGAATAAGCAGGAACTGATTAAACGTATCGAGGATTTGCCTTATACAGAGGGGCCTATCGCAGATACAATCGAAATTAATAGAAATTGGATATTGAAATCAATTGAACAGCTAGCCGAATCCGAAATAGGTCACGCAGATGAAGCTCCACGCTACGTAAAGAACATACTAGCACGATTGCGAGAATTGCCATTGCATGATAGAGAGGTTTGGTTAAAGGCTATCATGAGCGAATTTGAACAGGATTTTAGCCATGCAAAATGGCGAGAGGGCTACGAGCAAGGTAAAATTGAGGGTATGGTTGAACGTGAAAAAGTCATAGTTCCGCAGTGTGTGGCGGAATATATAGAATTTAAAAAGAAAAACAATTTTCATGTTTACGGTGCAATGAGAGTAATTGAAGATCATTATGATAAGAAAGTTCCTGATTGGTTTTACGAAAATAACATCGAAAAATTCTGTCTTGCTTGGCTTGACGGCTACGAGGTCGAGGAAGAGAAGCGGTATTTGGTGACTTTAAAAAATAGGCAGCCTTTGGTCAAATCGCAATCAGGGAGTACTCTTTATTTTAGTCAAGATATAACAGCTAGGAATTATAAAGGTACTCAAAAAGAACTAGAAGACGCAAAGTTCGGCTGGGTGTTTGATTGTGAAGGAATTGATATAGAGGAGGTGGAGTGATGAGCCTTACGCTAAATAGCACAATTGGAGACTTAGTTTTGGCAATCGGAGAAATTATCGTTGGTTCTGATGGTAAAACCACTACAGCGATACTGGAGATACCTGATCAAAGCTTTTACTTAGAGATTGAGCTTAAATTGAAGGAGGAGGTCATAAATTGAAACGATTCATAGCTATCTGGATTCTGCTATCTGCTGGATTGAATATCTGGCAGAGTATCTACATTAAAAAGTTAGAAGAAAAGCGCCCGATTGTCGTCTATAAAGCTGATAACGCAGGCGCTGAGATATTCGGTAAAGTCGTCGAGAAAGGACGGCATGGCAAGCTATATACGCTTACCATTCGTGACTACGGGGTGTTCGTGGTTACGAAGGACGTGTATGAGAAAGTGAAAGTTGGGGATGAGGTGTTACTCTAATGGATGATATTTTACAAGCTTTAGCAAAAATGCTAAATATGACTGTTGATGAAGTAAGTTCTTTGCTTACAACATTTAAAGGGAATGCACCACAGATTTATGAAATGTTCGTTAAAGAAAAGATGTTTTATGATCTCTTCAGTCTTTTTCAACTCATGTCAATTGTAATATTTAGTGTTTCTGCAGTAGTTTTAGCAGTTTTAACTCTCATATATTTTACATACGATGGTGGTTTTGTTTATTCCTATGATATACGTACAGGAAAAACCGAGGAAGAAATTAAATTAGAACGCATTGAACGGAAAAGAAAGGACTTAAAAATACCACTAAAAATTAGTTGCATTTCATCAAGCGCAAGCTTGATAACATTAGTTATTGCAATTGTTTTAAAAGCAACTCTTGCACCTAATTATATATTCATCGTGAATGAGATTTTACCAAAATTAACGAAGAGATAGGAGTTATCATGAACACACTAGACAAAATCAAACAATGGTTTATTGACCGTGATTTAGAAAACGGTAGGGTCGTTGGATTGATGGTGCTTTCGTCAAAGAGGAGGATTTGGCATGATACCGAAATTTAGAGTGTGGCATCATGAATTAGGTAGACTGATGTCAGTCAAATGTATGTTTTTTCAGGATAGCGAGATTGAAGAATTTGAGTTAAACGATACTTTAATGAATGATTATATTACAGCTTATCCTGATGAAATCGACCTCATGCAATCAACAGGACTCAAAGACAAGAACGGTAAGGAGGTTTTTGTCGGAGATATTATCAAATGCACAAGAGGATGCCTTCACGAAGTCTATATAGAAAAAGAATATGGTGGTACATTCATAGGTGGAATGCCTTCCATATATCTAAAGGGATTGCTAAGTGGGTATGCGTGGACTGAAGACGAGGAAATCATCGGCAATGTCTACGAAAATCCGGAGCTTTTGGAGGTAACTCATGAATAAACGTCAACGCAAAAAGAAAATTTTGAACGGTCTGAACAAAGAAGAAAGATACCACAGGACGCATTGTCCTGTCTGCGATAGCGAAGCTGGTTTATTCGACAGATATTTTAATACGTACGGTTTCTGCTCTGAATATTGTGGTTATGAATACTATGGAATTTCAAGATTATAAAATAAAGGATTGAGGTTAAAATGACATTATTTGATGAAATGCAGCAATTAAGCTCAGAAAGCCACGCAAAATGGTTCGAGCGATATTTTGAGAAATATAACCTAGAACAAAAACTAAAAACTTCTGCTCAAAAAGGTTATACAGGTTATTTAATCAATGTTTGGTCAGTTAGAGACGAATATTTCAGGAATCGATTAGGAGATGAAAGAACGTTGGAAGCGTTAAGAGAATTATTAGGAGCTGGCTTTACTGTCAAATATAAGCTTTATCTATCTAAAAATATTTTCACTGGACAAGATTTCGTTTCTAACAAGAAAATTCACATTACTTGGTAAAACAAAAAAGCCAAGACACTCTCTGTCTCAGCAATAATCTCAATAATATTATTATATCACAAAGGAGACAGAGAGTGAACAAGGCTAAAGAACTATTGAAAGAGTTGCAGAATCTGGACATGGACATTCAAAGCCGTATAGATGAAATTAACGAGCTTGAGGCAGGTTTGCTCTCAAGTCCTAAGTGGTCAGATGTCAAAGTTCAAGGTGGTCAAGCTAGAAAAGTTGATGATGTCTATACTCAGCTTGTCGTGATGAAAGAGGCTATAGAACAGGATACTAAAGAGGTTATCAACAGAAAGCTCCAACTAGGTAGGATGATCAATAGGCTTAAAAATCCAAAACATAGAACTATTTTGAGAATGACTTACATCAATAAGATGTACGTTGATGACATCTGTGACAGCATGAGGGGCATAAGTTCTCCTACTTACTATCGTTTGAAGAAACAGGCAGTAAAGGAGCTTGATATTATTCTTTCAGAATTGATAGTAAATGATAGTAACTGTACAGGCATGAAGTCTAAAATCTGTTAAAATGGTAGTATCAAGAATTGAAAAGAGAGGTCTCAGAATTGGTAGATGGTTACCTGTAATGTCAGGGGGCTGTAATGGCCTTGGAGGTTCAAGTCCTCCCCTCTCCTTTGAGTGTTTGTGTCCCATAATGGGGTAGGCAACAGGCTTAGCATTCATATATCACTCATTAACTTAAAAATGGTTGCAGTAGCGACTGAACCTTGCATGATTGCGTAGCTAATTATATTCCGGATAAGTTATAAGCTAGAGGGTTTGATTCCCTCAGAGGTTGTAAAGACTACAAAAAATAAAAATGAAGTCAAAATTTAATACGCACGCAAGGTAGTAGTCGCCTTGCAGGAAGGTCGCACATCGTGTGGCTTTTTTTGATTATTCGAAAGGTGGTGATGGAAAATTGAATGAAAGACAAAGGCGTTTTGCAGATGAGTACATCATCTCAGGTAATGCTTATCAATCAGCTTTAAGAGCAGGATATAGTGAGAAATATGCCAAAGCAAGATCTTCTGAATTGTTGGATAATGTCGGAATTTCTGATTACATCAAAAATCGAATGGAGGAGTTGCAAGATGAAAAAATCTTAACTCAAAAACAAATACTTGTGATGCTATCAGAAATTGCGTCGGGACAAGCGAAAGAAACAATAGTAGTCACAACAAAAGTAGCTGAGTTGATGACTGATCCCGTGACTGGTAAGTCTGTAAAAGTCTACAATGAAATCCCTCAACTTGTCGAATACCCAACAAAGAACAGCGATAGGAATAAAGCTCTTGAATTGTTAGGTAAACGACATAAGATGTGGACAGACAAAGTAGAGGCAGACGTTTCTGGGACGGTGGTGTTTGCAAATGAGTCAGACATACCAGATTAAACAAAGTGATATTGTAATCGACCTACCTAAGACAGTAGGAGCTGGGTACGGACAGTTCTGGCGCTCAAGAAGTCTTTATCGTGTAGTCAAAGGGTCCCGTGGTTCGAAGAAGTCCAAGACAACCGTTTTAAACTATGTTGTCCGTCTTTTGAAATATTCCTGGGCCAACTTGCTTGTTATTCGTAGGTATTCGAATACAAATAAGCAATCAACTTATACGGATTTTAAATGGGCGTGTAATGTGTTGGGGGTGACTCATTTGTTTAAATTCAATGAATCTTTGCCTGAAATAACCATAAAAGCGACTGGTCAAAAAATCCTATTCCGTGGTTTGGATGATGAACTCAAAATTACATCTATTACAGTCGATATCGGTAGTCTTTGTTGGGCATGGTTCGAGGAAGCGTACCAAATCGAGACTGAAGACAAGTTCAGCACGGTTGTTGAGTCTATCCGTGGTAGCTTAGATGTACCTGATTTCTTTAAACAAATCACAGTCACATTTAACCCGTGGAATGAGAGGCATTGGCTCAAGCGTGTATTCTTCGATGAAGAGACGAGACGGGCTGACACATTCGCTACTACAACCACTTATAAATGCAATGAGTGGCTTGATGGAGTCGATATCAAACGCTATGAGGATTTGTATCATACGAACCCCAGACGTGCTAGAATCGTTTGTGATGGTGAATGGGGAGTTGCTGAAGGTTTAATCTATGAGAACGTGACCGTCAAGGATTTCGATAAGGATGAATTGCTACGAGATTCAGCTAATAAGTTATGTATCGGTCTTGACTTTGGTTTTACTCACGATCCAACCGCTTTGTGTTGTTCGTTGATAAATGACACGACGAAAGAGATTTATGTCTTTGATGAGGCGTATAAAGTCGGATTGATAACCAAAGAAGTTGCGAAGATGATAAAAGACAAAGGTTATCATCGCTCACAAATCATTGCTGATAGCGCAGAGTCACGGCTGATTGAAGAGCTCAGGTCAGAACATGGCATATCTAGAATAAAAGAGAGTCGGAAAGGTAAGGATAGTATTATGGCAGGCGTATCCAAATTGCAAGGATACGCTATTTATGTGCATCCAGATTGTAAAAACATCATGGATGAATTTTATAGTTACTGCTACCAGCGAGATAAAGAAGGCAACTGGTTGAATAAACCAGAGGATAAAAACAACCACTTGATGGACGCTTTGCGTTACAGCCTTCAATGTATCGAAGGTGGGAAAGCAACCGTCCGCAGACGTTCTGATTATGGTTTATAGAGAGGAAGGACATGTACGAACATTTAACCTATCCACGGGATGGATATGATGAAGGTTTTTTGAAGAAAGACCTGATTTACAAATTGATAACGATACATAACACTGAAAGCTCACATTTGAAGAAGCTTAAAAGCTACTACATGGGTGAGCATGCTATCTTAAAACACACGAGACGCAACGTGAACGCACCCAATTACAAGACGGTAGCTAATCATGCCAAGGATATCGCAGACACGGCTACGGGCTATTTTATGGGCAATCCTATCAAGTATAACAATACTGCTGACGGTGATATCGATGAACTACTTACAGCCTTTGATGGTGCTGAGATTGACCAAGTAGATGCTCAGAATGCTTTGAACATGGCTATCTATGGTCGTGCTTACGAGTACATCTATGCTAAAGAGGGTATGACTGAGTTGGATTCAACTAGTATTGATCCGGAGAATACTTTCATGGTCTACGATGATAGTATTGAGCGGAAGCCTTTGTTTGCGGTCTATTACTATGAAGTAAAAGACGATACGAAAGACACTACCAAGTACCAGGCTGAGGTCTTTACCGAAAATCTGCACTATCACATGGTGCTGAGAAGTACAGATTCAGGAACAACTCAGAGCGAGGAGGCAACACCTCACAACCTTGGTCAAATCCCAATTATCGAGTATCGCAATAATCACTTTGCGATCGGCGACTACGAGCAACAGATTAGCTTGATAGACGCTTATAATTCCTTGATGGGGAATCGTGTCAATGATAAGGAACAGGCTGTAGAGTCTATACTTGTCTTGTATGGCACGCAGTTAGCAGACACTCCAGAAGACGCTAAGGTAGCAATGAAGATTCTTTCTGAAGAAGGTCTTTTGGAATTGCCGGGCGATAGTGCAAGGGCTGAGTTCTTGAAGAATACGCTGGACGAAAGTGCTACTGAAATCTTGCGTACAGCTCTTAAAGAGGACATCTACACATTTAGCCATGTGCCTAATTTGACTGATGAGAATTTCGCAGGGAATACATCAGGCGTAGCCATGGAATTTAAGCTGATGGGCCTTGAGATGATTACTAAGACCAAGGAAGCGAACTATAAGCGAGGATTGCGTCAGCGTATTGCGATTTTTGCTCATTACTTGGGTATGAAACAGATTGCACTAGAGTCTCATTCAATCGTTCCGCAATTCAGTCGTGGTTTGCCTAAGAACTTATTAGAAATCTCTCAGATTGTGAACAACTTGGAAGGCAAAGTGACCAATAGGCAGCTTATTTCTCTCTTGCCGTTTGTGGAAGACCCTGATGCTGAATTGGAAGCCTTGGAAGAAGAGAAAAAGAAGAACATGGAAGACATGCCGATGTTTAACCAAGACAACACGAAACCCGAAGACGAGGTAGAGGATGAAGAATCAGGAGTATTGGGCGAAGAGGAAAGCCAATCTGATTTACCAGCAGATGGACAAGGCCGAAAAGCAGGCAGACAAGTTCGATAAGGTCTATCAAGAAGCTAAGACTTACTTGGATAAGGAAATCAATAAGATTTTCGATAAGTTCCAACGTGATTATGGTCTAAGTCAGGTAGATGCTAGACAAGTCTTAAAGAACATGAAAGACAAGAAAAATCTGAATGAACTTCGTAAGGTGCTTGAAGCAAGACCGAATGATCCAAATATTCAAAGACTACTGGCTGACTTAGATAGTCCGGCTTATTCTTTCCGTATGAAGCGTCTAGAACGTTTGAGTGATGATTTAGACCGTATGCGTGAATCTATCTATCATTCAGAAAAGACAGGCTCAGACGCCTTTTATAGCGACCTGATGAAGGATAGTTACTACAAGGCTACCTTTGACCTGCAGCAGCAGACAGGACTAGCATACGGCTTTTCTGGGCTTCCTGAGAGCGAGATTAAACATCTACAGTCTTTCAGCTGGGTAGGAGATGGAAGTACATATTCTACAAAAATTTGGGGGAATACAGGTAAGCTTGCTTCTAGCATAAAAGATGAACTACTCATGAGCCTTATGACAGGCCGAGATACACGAGAAACTGCACAAGCAATTGCTGAGAGGTTCAATGTAGGTCAGAACGATGCAAGACGTTTGGTTCGGACAGAATCAGCCTTTTTTCATAACCAAATGGAACTACTCAGCTATGAAGAAGCAGACATAGAAAAGTATATCTTTGTGGCCGTCTTAGACAAGCGTACATCACGGATTTGTCAGGAGCATGACAATCAGGTCTATGATAGGGACAAGGCTGTCCCTGGCGTCAATTGTCCACCTATGCATCCGTGGTGCAGGTCTACTACTGTCGCATACGACGAGGATGCAGACTACAGCAAATTGAAGCGCAGAGCAAGGAATCCAGAGACAGGTAAAGTTGAGTACGTGCCTGCCGATATGACTTATAAAGAGTGGTATAGCAAGTATGTGGATGGCAATAGAGAGTCTATTAAACGTAAAGCGTTTGATAAAACTATTAAAGATGGTATAATAGTAAGTGTATCAGGGACTACAATTGGACACACTCCGCCTGGCAAAATAGGTTTGCCTAATAGTGTAGTTCAGCATAATGCTACAAACGGAGATGTCCTTGGTAGAACTTACTATGATGCTAGAGGTTTTAAAACGAAGGATGTTCATTTTACAAACCATAAACAACCGGCACGTCATCCTTATGGAAAAATCGGAGAACATGCTCATGATTTTGTATTTGATGATGAAGGTAAGTTCGTTAGTAGGAGTACTAGGGAATTAACAGACGATGAAAGAAAGGAGAATCAAGATATATTATGGCGATATTAGATGATTTACAAGCGTTATATGATAATGGATGGGACGCTTCTTTTAATTTTAATGGTCAAGTATGTGGCATTTTCCCTAATTCTATTTATGATATTGTTGTTATTATTGCGGACGACGAATATAGAGCATCTTCTTTTGACGATTTGATTTCTTTACAGATTGAAGGGAAAACTTTACCGGAAATCATGAACGAAGTTGAAGTACAATATGGCTAAAGCACCTAGAGAAATCTAAGTGCTTTTTTCGTACCCAGAAAGGATTGAGGAATGAAATACCGTAAAAAACCAGTAGTGGTCGAGGCTGTGCAGTGGAACGGCAATAACCATAAAGAGGTAATTGACTTTGCAGAAAATAAGATTTGGTTTGATGCACTTGGGAATATATGGATTGCTACACTTGAAGGTGATATGGTAGCTAAAAAAGGGGATTATATTATCAAAGGCGTGCAAGGAGAATATTATCCATGCAAGCCGGATATTTTTGCAGAAACATACGAAAAAACGGAGGAATAAAATGTTAGAAAAAGCAAAACAATTGGCATCGCAAGAATTTTCACGCTTATCAGGTCGTGAAATCAAAGCAGAAGACTGCTTTGTAGTTTGGTTTAGCAAGACCCTGCAAAACTGGAAAGCTCTTGTTAGTACGAACGCAATTACATCAAGCGAACCTTGTGGAAATTATGCAGAAATCACGCATAACGGAGACAAGAAAGAGACTTATGTGGATGTTTACGCCAAGGTTTCAAATCGTGCCATTAAAGATTAGGAGGTGATCCAACATCTTGACTTGCAGGAATAGACTGCTATAAATTACTGTAAATTGCTATAAACCGCATCGAAATCGAGGCGGTTTTCTTATGCCCTAACCGTATGGAATCCCGTACGGTTTTTATATTGTCCAAACTGTACCGATGACAATAAAAGCTGTGCTGTTCCGTCGCCGGACGTAAAGCGAGATTATCGAGTGGCGACGTAATCGCTGGAGGACAATTATGTCAGAAGAAATCAATGCAACTGTATCTACTGAATCAACTGAGACTGTCGACACTCAAGAAAATATTGATACAGTGCAAGAAGAAAAGCACGAACGAACTTTCACTCGTGCTGAAATCGGTAAGATGCTATCTGCCGAGCGCTCTAAATGGGAAGCTGAGCAAGAAGCCAAGGAAAACGAAGCTAAGAAGCTTGCTAAGATGAACGCTGATGAAAAACAGAAATATCAGTTGGATCAGCGTGAGCAAGAACTAGCTGACCGTGAAAAGGCTATTGCTCGTAAGGAATTGACCGCAGAGGCTAAAGCAATGCTAAGTGAACGTGACTTACCTGTTGAGTTAGTAAATGTAGTTGATTTGACAAACGCAGAGACGGTATCTGAATCTATCACCTCTATCCAAAAAGCATGGGAAGAGTCAGTTCAGAAGGGAGTCTCTGAACGTATGAAAGGTAGTGCACCTATCAAAAATGCACAAACAGTCCAGCAAGAAGTCACGGAAAAATGGCGTAAAGACTTCTTGTAATAAAAGAAAAGAGGAAAAATAAATGGCATTTGAAGAATTAAACACAGCAGAATCACGCAAGAAACATCTTGGGATTATTGAGGATGTACTTGCAGTAAATTCATATTCAACACCACTTGTGACATCAAGCGATGCAGTAACCTTGCAAGGTCGCTCTTTTACAGTAGCAACTGGTAACACAACAGAGTTGAAAGACTACAAACGTAACAAAGACAACGAATTTGATCACGTTGAAGTTGAAGAAAAGGTTTATACCCTTGATGAAGAAAAATACTGGGGTCGTTTCGTAGATCAATTGGACGAACGTGACTCTAATGGTCAAGTGAATATCAATTATGTTATTGCCCGTCAGGCTGCAGAAGTAGTCGCTCCATATCTTGATGAACTACGTTTTAGTGCAGCGCTTGGTAATGTTAGCGACAACGTTACTATGGGCAAAGAAGCAGGAGCGAACAACGCATACAACGCAATTCTTGATGTTTCTGAGAAACTTGATGAGCTTGGAATTACAAAAGAGCGCTTGCTTTTTGTAACACCTAAATTCTACAAAGCGATCAAGTCTGAAATCGTTCGTCTACCACATGGTGACGCAGATAAGAGAGTCCTTGGAAAAGGATATGTTGGTGAATTGGATGATTACACAGTCTATAAAGTTCCTTCTAAATTCTTGAAAGGTGTTAATGCCCTTGCTACTGCTCCAGGTGTTGTTACATCTCCAGTACAAGTAGACAATACTAAGTACAACGATAACATTCCAGGTCGATTTGGTGAATTGGTAGAGCAATTACTTTACACTGGTGCATTTGTGCTTGAACACTTCAAGAAATACATCATCACAATTGCAGATTCTAAGCCTGCTGCTAAAAAATCAGCCCAAGGCAAGACAGTGAACCGTGCTAAAGCGTGGAAGACTGGAACAGCCTATAAAGAAGGTGATACAGTAACGCATGAAGATAAAGTCTATGTTGCTATCAAAGACATCACTAGCTCAACCAATGCACCAGGCTCTGACTCAGCTAACTGGAAAGAAAAAACTGGTAAGAAATAGGTCTTAGTTATGAAATTTAAAATCAAACAAGATTTCTATGATTGGGAATCAAATGTGAAACGACTGGCAGGAGAGGAACTTGAGATTACTGAGGAGCGCTATGCTGAGCTGGCTGACAATATTGCCAGCAACGGTGTCGCTATCTCAGATGTTCTTGAGAAAATCCTCCCTGAACCTGAGTTCTTAGAAGAGGATTGATATGTCTATAGAGTTGCTGAAGAAATTAACAGGCGAAGAAGATACTCAGCTTCTCATGTTGCTCCAAACAAGGGCTACAAATCTTATCTTGTCAGAGACTAATCGCACATCTTTGACACCTGCTTTAAGTCTTTTAATACCTGAGGTTGCTATCGAGCTCCACAACCGCTCAGGAGCGGAAGGAGAGCGTTCTAGAACCGAAGGTGGTATAGCAGTAGTCTACGGAGAAAATGGCCTGTCTACGGGTCTTCTACAGCGAATACGCATGCACAGGCTAGCAAGGGTGGCAGGTCATGTTTTTGAAGCAGAGTAGACTGAAACCTTATCCAATGCGACGGTTTGAAAAGACTGTCACTGAGGAAGGTGTCGCGAAAGAAGGGTATGCCAAGGAAGCTGAGACAGTCCGCCTTGAATTGTGGCCAGCTAGTAGCAAGCTACAATCTGAATTGTATGGCGAGCGTGTCAATGATATTTTGAACGCAAATGCCAACAAGTCAGCTACTATCAAAGTAAAAGATGGTGTGTGTATCGATAGTCAGACGGAAGTGACTCATAGGGTTATTTCTAAAAAGGTCTACACACATCATCAAGTTTTGGAGTTAGAGCGTGTCAGGGTTACGAGGGGCAGATAGGCTTATAGCTAAATGTAGACGATTGGCTAGTAAAAAAACTGGCGAGGATATCGTCTTACGTGCGGTACACAATGCTACTATAAAGGTTGTCCAAGCAGATGCAAGAAGACTCGCACCAGCGAGAGATGGAGAGCTTATAACTAGTATCAAAACTAGGGCAAAAATGGACGGAGATAAGGCTATAGGCGAGGTTTACACCAACCTAAAATACGCTCCTTACGTTGAGTTTGGAACGGGACCAAAAGGACAAGCTAGCCATTCGGGTATCTCTCCAGAGGTCAGCGTGACTTACAAGTCTAATCCTTGGTATGTGCATGAAGACCAAATCAATGTAGGACCGTACCACTTTCAAAAGATTGGGGAGTTCTACAAGATGTATGGTCAACCTGCTCAGCCTTATCTTTATCCAGCTTTGAGAGACAATCAAGAGCGTGTGTCTAAGAATATTTCGAATTATGTCCGTAGAAAGATAAGAGAACAAATAAAATGATTAATATCAAGCCTGTTATTTATAAAGAATTGCAAAAGGTTGCAGATAATGTGACCGATACTTATCCTAGCGATTGGGAGACTTTCCCAGTCGTTATTTTTTTAGAAGAACAAAACAAGCCGGGTGATTGGTTTGATGACCAGGAACAAAAATCATCTATCCGCTATAAGGTGGATATCTTTGATGATACCAGCACTAGTGAGTTAGCTGTTAAAATCAATCAGATTTTTGAGTCTTTAGGTTTGCGAAGAACTGACTGCCAAGACGTTCCAGACCCGTCTCATTTGAGACATAAGGTCATGCGTTTTGAAGGTATCGTCGACTTACACTCAGAGCTTGTTTTTCAATTTAGAATGGAGAATTAAACATGTTAGCAAATGGAATTACGCTATCTTATGGCGAATCTAAAGAAACTTATACTAAACTTGTTGGATTGAAAGAAGTGCCAGAGTTTGGTATTGAATTCGAAAAAGTAGAAAATACTACTCTTGAAGATAAAGTTAAGAAGTACGAGTTTGGTATTGGGGACGTAGGAGAACTTGAGTACAAGTTCTCTTATAATAATTCAAGCGCAACTGCTCCTTATCGTGTATTGCGTAAGGCAGCGGATGACAAGAAAAAACTCTACTTTGAGCAAACATATCCAGACGGGACTAAGGTTAAATTTGAAGGTCAAGTATCTGTTAAGTTAGGCGGTGGCGGTGTCAATGCCGTTATCGAGTTCACACTTAAGATTGCCTTGCAGTCAGAGTTGGAATTTACAGACGGTGTTGGAGGTTAATTAAATGGCGTTAAAATACACAACTTGGAAAGTTACTGACGAAAAAGAGTTGAAGCTACGTTTGACATCTCATCAAGCTGCAACTGTGGAAGAAAAAATCGGCATGAACTTGCTGAAGATTTTCATGCCTGAAGCTGGCGAAGAGTTCACTTTACCGCCTTTGAAAGTTATGTTGTTGTTAGTTCACGGAGCCTTGCAGCAGTATGAACATGGGTATTCTCTTGAGGATGTCTATGATTTATACGATGAATACGTGGACAATGGCGGAGACCAAACGACATTCATGACAGAGGTGTTGATGCCACTCTTTGAAGTATCGGGTTTTACTCCACGAGGAAGCAAGGACAAGAAAACTTCCAAGAAGAAAATGACAGTAGTCAAGTAATCTTAACGGTAACTCAGATTATTGAGAGGCTTTATCCTATGTTTTTGGACATCGGGGGCAAGCCTCTTGATTTTTGGGATTTGACGGTACTTGAAATCAGGGAAATGATTGAAAGCTACAACCGTGTCAAAATCCAAGAGCGTAAAGAGAAGATTATTGACTCATACAGACTTTCGCAGATGATATCCAACCACGTTTCTTTATTGTTATCCAAAGATGCCAAGGCCTTTGAGTTCTGGGAATATGCGCCTGAGTTGTTTGTAGAAGAACAGCAAGCAGTAGAACAGGAACGACAGAGACAAGCGCTTTTGTTGCATAAGGAACGGATGCGTGATTTTGCAGAGAGACACAATCGCAAAAGAAAGGAGGAAGTGAATGGCAACTCTTGATGAATTGAAGGTCATGATTGACGCTGAGATAGCGCCTTTCAGGAAGAAGATGAAAGAAGTCGAGAATCAGGTCAAAGGAACATCTGACCAAGTGAAAAATGCTACTGCTAAAGTTCGTGAACAGTCGAACTCAATCGGTAGTGCGTTTGGTAAGCTGGCTAAGTTCGCTGGTTTTGCAATCCTTGGTAAGAAATTACTTGATGTTGGGATGTATTCAACGCAGACAGCTCTTGAAGTGTCAGCGTCTATGAACCAAATCAAGCGACAGATGGGCGAGAGTTCGCAATCTTTCTTAAAATGGGTTAACGATAATGCTAACGCTATGAATATGGGTGTGGGTGAGGCGACCAACTACGGTGCGGTCTACTCAAACTTATTTTCTGGGTTTATCAAAGACACCAACAAGCTAAGCGCTTATACTGCTAAGATGTTGCAGACATCGGCAGTGGTTGCTGAAGGTTCAGGGCGCACGATTACAGACGTTATGGAGCGGATTCGCTCAGGTCTACTAGGGAACACCGAAGCGATTGAGGACCTAGGAATCAACGTCAATGTGGCTATGATTGAGTCCACTGAAGCCTTTAAGAAGTTCGCAAACGGACAAAGTTGGCAACAGTTGGACTATCAGACCCAGCAACAAATCCGCCTTATGGCTATTCTGGAACAGGCTACAGCCAAGTATGGGAATACCTTGTCTAATTCTGTAAATGGTCGTATCAGCCTGTTTAAGTCGCTAATGAAGGACGCAGCATTGAACCTTGGTAACTCTATGTTACCGATTATCAATGCCATTATGCCTGTCTTGAACTCTTTTGCTATGGTTTTGAAGAACGTGACGGCTAAACTCGCTGAGTTTATCGCTTTGATGTTCAACAAGAAAGCAACAGTGAAAGATGGTGTTGGTGGAGCAGTTGGAGACATGGGTAACGCCATGAAGGATGCTGCAGGCGGAGCAGGAGACCTTGCTGACGCAGTAGACGACGCTGGAGATTCAGCAGGAGGACTTGCTGACAATCTTGGAGACTCCGCCAAAAACGCTAAGAAGGCCGCTAAAGAGTTGCTAGGTCTTTTGGGATTTGATGAGATTAACATCTTGCAAAAACCAAAAGATGACGACGCAGGCGGTTCTGGAGGCGGTGGCAAAGGTGGTAAAGGAAAGGGAGGCGGTGGCGGACCTTTCAAAGACATCTTGCCAGAAGTCGAGTTGACCGACATGGACAACAAATTCAAGAGCATTTTTGATGGTCTTGGAGATAAGCTCAAAGGGTTGTTTGACCCCTTCAAGAAAGGTTTTGATGCAGCATTTAGACCAGAAGGTATAGAACGCATTAAGACTGCCTTAGACCAAATAGCTAAGACAATGGGAGAAATCGCCACTGACCCAAGGGTTGTGAATGCCTTTAACCGAATGGCTGAGAAAATTGCTTATGCTTTAGGGCAAGTGACAGGCTCAATAGCTACTATCGGGCTAGGTATCGGTGTTTTCCTTGCCGAAAGTATTGCAAATGGCCTTGGAAGGCAAAAAGAACGCATTGCCAGGGCGCTAGTCGCTTTGTTTGATAATATTGGTAACATTTCCGAGGCAGTAGGAAACATAGCTCAGGACTTTTCTAGTGCTTTCTACGACGTCATTACCTCAACTGGTGCGGTTCGTATCGGTAGCGCTATTGTGTCAACTCTGTTGAGTTTGACATCTACCATTGTTGAAGTTGGTAGTAAATTAGCAGGAAGTTTGTTTAAAGGTTTTGAAAAAGTCGTTGTGACAAGCGCTCCTAAAATTTCATCAGTCTTCCAAAGTTTATTAGATACTGTTGCGCCTGTATTTGAGAGCATTGAAAGGTCTGTTAACAAATTTGGCGATGGCTTAAGTCGTGTTTATGATGAACATGTAGTCCCTGCTATTAACTCTATTGCTAATGCTTTTAATGGGCTAATTGACATTATTCAGATTCTCTGGGAGAATTCCTGGCAACCTTTTGCTGAGTTTTTATCAGGAGTATTCGGTGTTAGTATTGAAGGAATTTCAGATTTATTAGGAGGTGGCCTTTTAGCCACTTTGGGACTATTGGCGGATGCTATTAAGTTAGTGGCAGATGGTTTCACCGTTTTTTCTGACTGGTGTAAAGAAAACAAAGAACCTATCGTAGCTTTGATAACAACTTGGCAAACGATTAATTTCTTATCATGGGCAGAACAAGCTGGAGGACTTGCAGGAGCATTCAGCTTGTTAGGTAGTAAGATCTCTTCGATTGTTGGAGGGATTAAGAATCTAGGTCTTGCTATTAAAGCATTGACATTTGATAAGTTGGTCAGTTTTGGTGAAACAATCTATTTGAACACCTTATATGCAAAAGATTTTGTGGTCAATTCAGGTAAAACAATTGCACAGCTAGGAAAAACTGCTTTAGAACTTGGTAAATCAGCTCTAGCATGGACTGCTCATGCAGCGAAAATGGGATTAGCAACCGCGGCGGAATTTGCACATTCTGTTGCAGCAGGAGTCGCTACAGCTGCAACATGGGCTTTTAATGCAGCGTTAGCAGTTTTGACAAGTCCAATAACATGGATTATTGCAGCAATCGCAGCCTTAATTGGTATCGGTGTCTTGCTCTACCAAAATTGGGACACCGTTGTTGAGTTTGCTAAAACTGCATGGCAAGGACTATGTGATTTTATCAGTGGTATTTGTCAAGCGATTGGCGAATTTTTCAGCGGTCTATGGACGAAACTACAAGAAATCTTTGAGCCGATAGGTCAATGGTTTGGCGAGAAATTCCAGCAAGCATGGGACGCCATTGTAAACATATTCTCTGGCATCGGAGAGTGGTTCTCTGGTGTATTCCAAGGTGCATGGGACGCTATCGTTAATATCTTCACACCAATCGGCTCATGGTTCGGACAACGTTGGGCAGATGTGACTAGTGCGTTGGCTAATATCGGGGCATGGTTTACTGACATGTTCCAAAAAGCATGGACTGGCTTAACAAACATCTTTAGCAAACTAGGTTCTTGGTTTGGTGAGAGGTGGAACGATGTTACAAGTGTTCTTGCGAATGTATCTTCTTGGTTTGGGAATATGTTTACTAGTGCTTATAATGCAGTCAAGAACGCGTTTAGTTCAATTGGTGGCTTCTTCAGCGGTGTATGGTCAACGGTTCAAAGCATATTTGTCAATGCTGGACAAAAGGTTGGTAGCGCTGTAGGTGGGGCTTTCAGAAGTGCAGTCAATGGTGTTCTTGGGACTATTGAAAATGTAGTCAATGGCTTCATCGGCATGATCAATGGTGTTATTGGCATGATTAACAAAATACCTGGAGTATCCCTTGGTGGTATTGGATATGTGAGCCTACCTCGTCTTGCCCGTGGTGGTATCGTCGATAGCCCAACAATCGCCATGATTGGTGAAGCTGGTAAAGAGGCGGTCGTACCACTTGAAAATACAGGATTTATCCAAACACTTGGACGAGTAGTCAGCAGTGCGGTAGTAAATGCCATGGCTGGTGTTAGTCCACAAGGTGGATTCTCTGGCGACGGCGACATCGTTATCCAAATCGCAGGCCATGAGTTCGGACGGGTAGCTATCCAAGAAATCAACAAGGAACATGAACGAGCAGGTCAAACCTTGCTCAAGATTTAGGAGGTTAAATGGCACAATTGACAATCAATGGGGTGGCTGTGAAGCCTCCCAAATCTTTTAAAGTCGGTATTCAAGATATCGATGGAGAGACAGGGCGTAATGCCAATGGCGACATGGTGCGTGACCGTATCACGACCAAACGCAAACTAGACTGTGAATGGGGTATGATGACTCAGGGAGAAATAAGTCAGCTTTTACATGCTGTATCATCTGATTTTTTTGAGGTATCTTATCCAGACCCCATGGATGGCCAAGTCACAAAGACTTTCTATGTCGGTGATAGGACAGCTCCTAGCTATACCTTTACTGAGAAGTTTAAACCTTGGTCTGGCGCTAAATTTAATCTGGTAGAGAGGTAAGAAAATGGACGCTTTAACTAGACGACAATTTGACAGATCTATGTTTGCCAAGGAAAGGACGCTGGCTATTCGTGTTGGTGAATATGCTTCACGGGATATCAAAGAGGCTAGTTTTGAGTATGGCTACATCAAGGGCGATACTTATAAGCCTGGTGGAACCTGCGCTGGTAGCGGTAAAATTACCTTTACCAGTATCATTACCACGTTCAATAAGCTGGATACCCTGCACCCTGAGATTGGTCTACTGGTTGGGGATACCTACCAGTGGGTCAAGATGGGGGAATACTTCATCAACGATATTGAGATTGACCGAAACCGAAACACTACCACGCTTGAACTTATGGACGGTATGTTTAAGCTCAATCGTGAGTACGTGACGGACTTGCATTTCCCAGCTGAAGTACGAGAGGTTATTCAGGAAATCTGCCTGAAAACAGGCATTGAGTTAGCGAATGACTATTTCGGAATCAGCGCGATGCGTTATCATATTGAGCAAGTTCCTGAGGGCAAGAAACTTTCCTTTAGGGATATGCTGAGCGCTATGACTCAGATGATTGGGATGTCTTGTTTTTTCAACAGAGAAGGCAAGATGGAAATCCGTGATTTGACTGAGTCCAATATCACGATCAACGCTGACAGTTACTTCTTGCATGGCTTGACCAAGAGTGAGATTGAGTATCAGATAGCTGGTATCACTTGTAAGACGGACAAGAAGTCTCTGACGGTCGGTATGAAGACAGGTCGGTCTTTGGAACTGGACAATGTCTTCATGACCCAGAGCGCTTTAAATGACCTGTATTACAAACTGAAAAACCTAACTTACTATCCGTATAATCTCAACTACCAAGGACATTTGTTACTTGAGGTTGGGCAGTGGGTAACCATTCAGACCAACAAGAAAGAGACTTTTAAAGTTCCCGTGTTAAGTCAGAGCTTTACCTTTAAGGGTGGTCTGAGAGGTCGTATCAGTGCAGATAGTAAGGCTGGAAACGATACCCAGTATTCTTACGAGGGTACGATTACCAAGCAGATTAAGCAACAAGATGGCATTGAAGCCAAAATCCAAGCGCAGATTGAAGCAGCAGATAAAGATTTTGACCAAAAGGTCGACAAAATCAAAAAAGACTTTAACGATCAAGTAGAACTGGCCAAAGCCAGAGCTGAAGAAGTCAAGAGAGAACTGTCTGACACTATCAATCAG